TTATCCTATCTCTTTTTTTAGTATTCTTGCTTTTATTTCTGCTTTGTAGTATTCTTTTTCTGCATCATTCAATTTTTTGAATAATTCTAATATTTCTCTTTCATCTTCTGCTAATTGTATTCCGTTGTAATATTCATAAACTGCTTTGTATAGTTCAGGGTTTCTTTTTTCCCAGTTATATAAAGTTGTTATGTCTTTTTTTATTATTTTTGCTATTTCTTTCTTATCCATTTTGTATATTTCTATTTTTTTTATTTAATTTTAAGTTTTTATTTGTAATAATTCAAAAGTTGTTTTTGAATTATTCAAAAATTGTTTGATTATATCTGAATTTTTGAATTTTTGCCCTGAATATGGCTTTAAACTATTTATAACTTAATAAACCGCCCGCAACAGAGTAAAGATGTTTAGGGGCTTGTTTGTTACAACCTTAATACGTTGTAAAACTGTTGGGGGTGGTGTAGCTCTGCCCCTAAAATACTAAGCTACAAACAAATATTTTTAAAGGAGCTACACATGTACACTTATCTTTTAGGCCTTTGTGACGAAGTTCGTCCGATTTCTCGCATCGACAAGAAAACTGGTGAAGTTGCATCGTCTATTGATGTAACTATTACTTTTGAAAGTCGTGATCAACATGGCTATCTTGTCAAATCAACCGAAACTATCAATTATGACTTTTCTCTTAAGCCAAAATTTGATTCTGTAAAAGGTAAATATATCGCTGTTCCATATCGTTTTTTAAATACTCGTAATGGTGCTTATATGTTCCCTGATGAGAGTTTGAGTTTTCAAGTTTTCAATGAAAACCCTTTTTTGAAAGAAACATCAAAGCCATCTAAATAACAAAAAGCGGGGGCTATGCCTTAATGTGAGTAGCAAACCACTCTCCCGCTCATATCAATTTCTACAAAGTTTATTTTTTAAATTTTGTAGAGATTGTTCTCTAAAATTTCAAAAAGGAGTTAGATATGGAAAAAGTTAAAAATTTTCTAGAATCTACTAAGGTTAAAGTTGCTGCTGTTGGCTCTACATTGCTTTCAGCTCCTGTTCTTTTCGCTGGAGATGCTCCAGTAGTTCCAACTACGCCGTTAAAAGCTGACTATGCTTTATTTGACTACGTATTTGCTGGCGTTATCGCTGTTGCTTTCATCTTTATGATTGCTAGCAGAGTCAAGTCTTTCATAAAGTAGTTTTTATAGGGGGCTTTTGCTCCCTTATAAGGTTAAAATAATGAAAGAAAATGCTATATACGTTCCTAACCTAAATATCTGCGTTAAAGATTTCTATATAAAAGATAAAAAAGTATTTTTTGTAAATTTTGATGATAGTGTTTTTACTTCTTATTATTCTCTTTATAATTTACAAACAAACTATATATTTAACACTGAAACTAATATTTGCTACATTCAAAAAAATGATTTAATTCCAAACCTAGGTATATATGAACATCAATTTAATTTTTTAATGGGTCTTTCTGCGATACTTATAGCATTTTCTTTTCTTATTGGGTTAATTATAGTCGGAGCTACACGATGATTGAAGTATTTAACAATGATGTATTTAATTATTTTTTAAATCTCTTTTCTCTCTTTTTTGTGCCTATATTTATATACGTTATAGCTCTCTCTTTTGTCAAGTAGGTTTTAATTTTTTCGACGTGCTGGATATTAAATTTTTAACTTCTTTTTTTCCGTAGGACAAAAAAGAAGCGACAACCGCAGGGCGTCAGGTATTAAATTTTAAAAAGGGTTAAATTCATGAAAAAAATAAAATCATTTTTTCTTTTGTTCTCTATATTTTTTTCTTTTTCATTTGCTTACGCCGATTGCCATTCTTTATCAAATTTTACTCAAGCAATTTCTTTTATTTATGAAAAGAGTGGATATAAAGTTTTTAAAATTTATGATTCTCTTTATTATGTTGTTGATTCAGAGATTGTTCAAAGTTCTACTCTTACTTGTGGTGTAGTTTCAGGTGGTGAGCATTTTCTCGTTGCTAATAGTGTTTTTAATATAACTGGTTCTGCTACTTATCAACCTAGTAAAGAAAAATCTGTTCCTGCTAATACTGTTTCTTATTCTAGGTATTATCCTTATAATTGTTCTGCTGATCAAGTTTTAAATTTAAAAACTAAAAAGTGCCAAACTTGTCCAAAAGATCATTTTTTAAATCAAGAAACTGGACAATGTGAGCCAGAGATTAAGCGTCCTGATTGGTGTCCTAAGCCTATGATCTACAATGAAAGAAAGGTAGAGCTTCTATTAAGGGATAAAATTGTTGAAGAGTGCTTACCTGATCCTAAAATAGATAAACCTACTTGTGAAAAAATGGGTTGGAAATTTCATGATGGTTGTTTTGATAATCTTAGTGGTGCTGAAATGGCTACTTGTATGCGATTTCCTGAAGGTTGTTTAGCGCCTGAAACTATTTATAGAATTAACTCAGAAATAAAGCTTGAAAATGATCTTTTTATTATGGGTGGTTTTATGATCCCATTGCCCATTAATGCTTTAAAAAATGGTCTTAGCTCTTTAGGGTCTTTTTTTAAGGGTCTTTTTTCTAGTGGTTCTAAGCCTGCTAATTTAAATTTATTAGAATATCGCCCCCAAATAGTTGATATTAAAGCTACTAAGGCTGGTCCTGAGCCAGTTTTTAACCTTAATCCAGTTGATGATAATGCAATTGTTTTTAACAGCGTTTTTAAAGAAACTGGCAAGCTTGATTCCACTGCTTCAGCTTCATCAAATATAGTTAAGTCACCCCAAGCAACTGCCGATGTTTCTCCAAATTTAAGAAAATTTGATTTGCCAAAAGATGCTTCCATTTCAAAACTTGAGAATAATACAATAGTTACCGCAAAATTAAAGGATATGTCTAAACCTATTCCTACAAAAGAGATAACTATTCCTAATGAAGTTAAAAACATAAACCTTGATTATGATCTAAATACTATGTTTAAAGCTTCTGATAAACCAACTCCAAATTTACCTATGACAATAAAGCAAACTAGCAATGTTGGCGGTAAGGCAACCTATAAAGGTAATATTGTTACCCCTGATAAAAGTGTTATTGATGTTGAAGTTGTTGAAACTACTACATCTACTGGCTCTAAGGTTCAAGATGTAACTTATTCTTATAATTATAGGACTCCAAGCGGTAGTAGTAAGTTTTCTACTGGTTACGTTAATACTATTACTTCTGATAATAAAGTTACTAATTCTATTCCAAAAGATAGCACATCAACAAATTCATCTGGTAGCTCATCTAATTCAGGTAGTGGCGGTTCATCATCAACAACTACTCCTAGCCAGCCTACCCAGTCTATTGATTTAAGCTCTTTAGAGCAGGCTTTAAATAGAAATAGTGCCAAGCTTGATACTATAAACGATACTTTGACTTCTATCAAAAATCAACAGCTAGAGCAATGGAATTATGAGCCTAATGTTAATACTGCCACTTCTTTTGCTTCTTTACAAAGCGAGCTTACTAAATTTGATGTATCTGTTAATGACGCCTTTAATTTTTTAAACAACTTTAAGGGCGATATTGACAACTTAATGAATAACTTTAACGAGTCGCTTGACGTTTTTAATAAAGGTATTGATGCCCCTGATATTCCTAAAGGAACTTGTCCTTTTACTATTAGTGGTCCAACTCCTGGTAGCGGTAAAAATAATTTATTTAATATCGATCCTTGTCGTATTGTTACTCCTTATAGGTCTATTCTTACTCTATTTTTCACAATATGGTTTAGCTTCGAGATCATTATGTTTTCTTTGAAATATCTCTTTAGGGTAGGTGGTGAATCATGAAATGGTTAATCGGTGCTGTTGGTGGCTTTATTGTAAATTTTATTGAATTTCTAGTAAAGAAAATTGGCATAAGAAATACAATTTTAGCTTTTATTGTCCCTATTTATGCTTCTTTTGTGGCTTTTCTTATTGCTTTTGCTGGATATGCCATTTTATTTATTATGAAAATTTGGAATTTACTTAGGGAGTATATCCCTAAAATGTTTGATTATGGCTCTAGCGTTAGTGGTTCTTTTGGCGGTTTGCCTAATCAGACTGTTTTAAATTCTGCTATGGAGTTTTTACATCAAAGCGGTTTAGCTTCTGCTTTTTCAACTGCAATGACCTTGTTTATATCTATTCTTAGCTTGTTCTTTGCTCTCCAGCTTTATAGGGTTATCTTGTATGTTAGAGCTAATATGACAAAGATCATAACCGATCTATTAACTTTAATGAGTAGATAGCATGCTTAGTTTAATTATTGGTCCGCCACGTTCTGGAAAAACTTATAAAGCAGTTCATTTAATAAATGATGAATACGAATTGCACTTAAAAGGCGAATCAAAGTATAGATTTATTTATACTAATATCAATGGCTTAAAATTTGATCATTTTAACGGCTTTGTAAAACAATATGATAAAAATGATTTTCTTACTGCCGTTAGTCAAGAATATACGCTTAGTTCTCAATATGAAAATGGATTTTTAGAGAATGTAGATAATTATGATGAATATGCCTTGAAAAATGGAATTTACGAAAATTATCATCATTGCTTGATAGTTCTTGATGAAGCTTACAACACCTTTACTAAAACCTTTAATGAAAGCTTGGGTAGGTTTCTAAGCTATCACGGACATTTTGGGATAGATATTATCTTTTTATTTCAGTCTAAACGTCAGACAAATAGAGAGTATTTAGTTCATACTGAATTAATGTATATGGCCCAGCCTAGTGGCAAAAGGCTCTTTAGTAGTCTTTTTAAATATAAAGTTTATAGCACTTCATCTAATTTTAATTACAATCTTATTCGCTCTGAAAATCTAAAATTTAATCAAAAAGTTTCAGATTTATATAGTAGTGGTTCAAAAGAAATTTATAAAAGCTATGCAACTAAAAAGATTTTATTTTTAATAATTTTTATTGTAGCTTCTTACGCTATATATAAATTCTTAGAGCCTAAACATGATCCAGCTCAATCAACTATTCAAGATACTAGGTTTGTTGATTTAAATACTTCTGATTCTAAAGAGCCTAAAACAATTTCAAATAGTGTAGATAATTCAGATATAAACACCACTATTTTTAATAATAATAGAATCTATCTAAGGGTAACTTGCTTTCCAAGCGGTTGTAAATTTAGAAATTACGCCATTGATTTATCTTTAGATAGCTTCTTAGAACTCCTTTCTTTCTCAAACTGCCATATATTCTTACAAGATAAGAAGTCAGGCAACTACATTGATTACTTTGTTTCTTGCCATGCAGATTTTGAAAGGGTTTTAAAAAGCTTAGAAAATTCATCACAAGGGTTTGCAAATGAAAAATCTCCAAAGACTGATTCTAGTCCTATGCTTCCTACTCTCAAGTAGTTTATCTGCCTTAGAATATCGTAACATTACCTTTAATGATTTCTTGGGCGAGATTAGTTCTATAACTGGTAAAAATATTGTTATTAGTGGCAATGTTGATACTAACTTTGATGTATTTTTGCCTACGCTTGATCTAAGCAATACTGATACTTTTTCTAAGTTGCTTAAAGATATTTTAAATGTTAATGGTCTTGATTATTTAATACAAGATAGCGTTCTTTTAATATATAATCCAACTGTTGAAGAGAAGCCAGTTTTAAAAGACTACATAATAAAATTTAAGCATATTTCCAAAGAAGATGTTGTATCCGCCCTATCTTTATTTAATGAAAATATAAAATACACTGTTTATAGTGATAGGGTATTGCTTCTTACTACTGAAAGCCAGTATAAGATTATTGATAATCTTATTAATGGGCTTGATACTAGCTATCAATTACGACAGCTTAGCTTTACTATTATTAGCACAGATAACACAAAGCTTAAAGAGATTGGACCACGTATAGAATCTATCTTAAGTCCTTTAGATCATTTCTACTTTAAAATTATTACAAACGTTCTTACGGTCGATAGCACCAAAGTTAATAAAGATTCTGTCACCAGTCTTATAAATTTACTTAAAGAAAAGGGCGTTTCTGATCTGATCTATAATCCTAGAGTTACTGTTATTGATAATAAAGATAGCGTAATTGAGAGCGTTATAAAAACGCCTATTCAAAAATCATCAATCGATATTCAAAATAGTCAAAGCATCACTACCAACCAAGTTGAATATCAAGATGTTGGTTTAAAGCTTTATATTTCAAGTGTCTTGATTACTAATGATAGTGTTAGTTTTACTTTGGATCTATATATTGAAAATTTGCTTGATGATACATTGACCCCTAGAATTTCAAGCAGGCATCTAAAAACAAATGTATATCTTACTGATACAAATTCTTTTCTTATAGGCGGTATTAATAGCAAAGAAACAATTAAATCAACAAAGACTATTCCATTTATTGAAAATATTCCTATTCTTGGCGATATAACGACGTATAAAAGCGAAAAGACTAGCGATTATAGCTTTAGTATATTTATCACTATGTTACCATCTGAGAAAGATATTTTTTCAGAGTTTAATTATGATTCAAAAGATAAACACCTTGCTCTTGAGCGCTACTTAACGAGCGCATCGCGCAACGCAAAAGGGGCCCCACGAAGTGGGGAATGAGCGTGCGCTCTTGGCTATATATAATATAAGTGTGTAACCTAAAGGAATAAGATGTATGGAATTACCGAAACCGATAAAATCTTTTTAAAAACTAAGCTAGAAAATCAAAAGAAATTTCTTGATAGTAATTTCTTTATGGTAAATGGCGAGTATGTCCCTTACTCTAACTTTTATTTTTCTAGCTGGCATAATTCAAACAGATACATTGCTGAACTTAATAACCGAGTAGCTAGCCTTAATGATTATGCTCTAAGTCAAGGACTTTGTCCTATTTTCGCAGTTTTTACCTTGCCTAGTGAGTATCATAAACAAAAGCTTATAACTCTTAAGAGTGGTAAGAAAAAGCTTGTTTATAATAAAAAGTTTATCGATGATGAAGATCATAGCGTTAGCGCAGGTGCTAGTAAGCTTCAAGCTCTGGTTAGAAGCATTATGAATTCATTGCATTTTAGAAGCTTATCACAAAATCAAAGGTGCTATATAACTACAAAAGAACCGCATTTAGACGGAACTTGTCATTTAAATTTGCTTGTTTTTGTCCCAAAAGATAATTTGGATAAGTGCGTTTCTGCTATCAAAGATCGTTTTTTAGATACTCATAGCAGGGTTGAAACCGATATTAAAAATGCTACTTCGTATGTTATGAAGTATATTTTTAAAACCCTTGATGATTTACGCCAAAATCCTGATTTGGATAATTTGACAGATATTAGCTACTGGTATTTAAAGCATAAAATTAGGCGTTTTACTATGTCACAAACTTTTGTAAGTCTTGAAATTTATAGAAAGTTAAACGGCAGTATTGATCTAATATCTCTTACTAAAAACTATAATAAAGGCTTGGTTACTGTTGTCGTTGATCCTGACACTAGGAAGCCTTTAAAGATATTTGATGAATTTGGCGATTTATGGCAAAAGACTAGAATAATTAAAGATAGCGATACTATTAAACGTAATGAAGATGCAAGCGATGAGATAAAGATCTTTGGCAATATTCTAAAACAAAAGCAAGTTTTAAAAATTTGCGATGAGCTTTTTAAAAGCTATGAAAAACCTAAGCCAGTAAGCAGAATGAAAGATTATGAGTTAGTCAATTATTATAAAAATCTAGGCGGTGATGTCAATGTTCAACATTTGGCTTATGTTGAAAATTTAATGTTAGATCGTAACTTAGATAACTTTACACACTATCACGAGAAACATGATCTTAATGCGCCTGATATTGATAGTTTTGTAGATAGATGTTTAATTTGTAATGAGTTTTAA